TATTGTAATACCTCCTAAATCAGCTTTTGCTTTTACAACTAAATCTGGCGAAAAATAACTTGAAGGTGATGTTTCATTAATTCCTACGTTTCCTGAACTGTCTATACTCATTTTTGCATCACCAGAAGCATTAATAAAAGCTAAATTGTCATTACCATCTAAACCAATATTATATTTTTCTACATCATTTCTTTGTAATTTGAACATTGGACTAACTGCTGCTCCTGCAAGTAAATTTGCAGTAAACATATCCCCACCCCCTTTAGTGAAAAACGCCCCTTGAGATATAGTAGTATATCCTGCTGTTGAACCGACTTGTACACTTCCTGCAAAAGTTGAGTTTCCATCTACTATTGATAAAACGTCAGTTGCAGTACCCGCAATACGTTGTCTTAATCTTAATTCGCCATCATCAGTATCGTGTCTTAATATATCAAAAGAACCATAAAAAGTAGAATCTCCATATCCAAAAGTTCTCATAACATATTCGCCATCAGAAGCCCCTGTATGAGTACCTTGAATATAAGAGTAATCTGTACTTGATAAATCAATATTTCTTCCTACTGTTAAATTTCCTGCAAAAGTTGCATCTCCAGTATTTGTAAATTGTAATGCAGTAGTTGTTGTAGTTTCATTTCTAATTGCAAAACCATCATTACTAACTCCAGAAGTTCCTGACATTATACTCCACGCATTACCTCCACTACCTGTATTATTTATTCTTATTCTTGAATGTGATTGGTCTGCTGAATTAATTATTAAACCATAAGCTACACTTCCATCAGTTGTAACATTTAAATAGCCACTTGGCAAAGTTACATCTCCTGCAACTAAAGTATTTCCACTTGTAGCATTTACTGTAAACTTATTTGTGTTTATTGCTAAATCTCCTGTAAAGGCAGTATTTCCACTTGAAGCAGCTACTGTAAATTTATCTGTATTTACTGCAAAGTTACCTGTTGAACTTAAAAAACTATTTGTTGCCAAAGAACCATCTACTGTAATTGCTGTTCCTGATTCTGAAACTATTGAATCTGATATTACACTTGTTGATGACCATTTAGTTAAGTTACCTGTTGTTCCTGTTCCGTCTACTTGTGAATGATCTAATTTAGTCCATTGATTGTTTGCACCTGCTATAACCCAGTCTCCTACAGTCCAGTTAGAAACACCATTTAATGTAGTAGTACCTCCAACACTTACAACATAATAATGACCTTGTGTTATAAAAGGACTATTGTCTATTGTATAGGCTTCTCCTGTTAACATTATGTCTGCACTTAAAGAAAGTGTTGTATCACTATCTACGTTTGATACTAATGCAGTTTGTCCGTCTACTTGATTTACTACTTGATCTCCTACCGTTACTGTACTTGTAAAACTTGCCGAACTATCTACTAATTTATTTGCTGTTGTTGAAGTTGTTGTTCCGTTTGCAGCTTCTCCACCCCCAGAACTTAATACTGGAGAATTAGTATCTGCATCCCAAGAACCCATAAATCTTAAACCACCTGCTAAACCGTTTACTTGTGATTGTAGTTTACCAAATCCTTCAACTATTGTATCTGTTGCTAAAACAGAACTTGCAGAAGGAGAAGTTAATCCTGTTAATACTTTACTTGTTACTGAATTATTGTCTAACGTTACTGCACCACTTACATTACCTGTTCCGTCTACACTTGATATTGTACCTGTCGCTTGACCTGTTAAAGATAAATCTCTTGCAGTTTCCCAAGCTGTAGCTGTATCTGCGTTTCCTGTTAAATCTCCAGTTACATTTCCAGTAACATTCCCTGTCACGTTTCCAGTAACATTCCCTGTAAGATTACCAGTTACATTTACATTTACTGTACTTGGTAAACCTATTGTTACTGCTTGACCAGAACCTGATGTTTCTATTTCATTTGTTGTTCCTAAAACACTAAATGTTTGTGAATTTAAAACTACTGCACCACTTCCTGAATCTGTTGTAAAATCTAAATCACTTGCATTGTTTAAACCTTTTACATAAGCAGTTGTCGCTACTTTTGTTGAATCGTCACTTGATGCTTGTGTTGTTGCAGTAACACCATTAGCTAATACAGATGTTGCAGTTACATTACCTGTTAAGTCTCCTGTAACGTTACCCGTTACGTTTCCTTGTAAGTCTCTATGTACTGTTGCAGGTAAACTTAAACTTAATCCTTGACCCGAAGCTGTAGTTGTTATTTGGTTAGTTGTTCCTGTTATTGCAAATGTTTGAGTATTTAGGTTTACATCTCCTGTTCCACTATCTCCACTAAAGTCTAAATCAGACGCAGCATCTAAAGTATCTACATAAGATGTTGTAGCTATTTTTGTTGAATTATCTCCAGCACTTTGTGTAGTTGCAGTTGAACCATTAGGTAAAACAACACCACTTGAATTTAAAGAAATAGTAAGTTTTTGATTTAATGCTACTGTTGTTATTTCGTTTGCAGTTCCTGCAATGTCTAATAATTGGCTATCTAAATCTACAGAACCATTACCAGTATCTCCTTCAAAGTCTAAATCCTGCAATGTAACGTGACCTTGTACATAATCTATAATAGCAGCAGTTGTTGGTATAGAGGTATCGTTATCGTTGTTTAAAACGCCATCTGCAGCATCTACAAACTTGCTAATTATAATGTTTTCGCCTGTATCTTTTAAAGAGCCAAATTCTAATATAGCAGTAACTTTAAAATCTCCTGCTGTATTCATAAATACCCCACTTGCTAATCCCGAACCGTCTGTTAGCTCTTTTAAACTTGAAGTTAAAGCGGCATTATCAATAGTTTTGATTAAACCTGAATAAGTATCTGATATTCTTGTGTTAAATAGACTTGCCATATTTTTTATTTTTTATTTCTTGTTTCTTTAAAAACGTTTTCAGTTTTTCTATATTTTTTTGTTTTGGTTTATATCTCATAATACCCAGCCATTAAATAATGCATCATAGTCAGGATAAATGTCGTCATTTGTATTACTTGTGTATTCGGGATAATCTGATTGATTAAATGACATAAAATCAATAAAACGTCTCGAATAATATTCCATAAATTCACGAGCTTTATCTACTAAATAATCTACTTCGTTCTTACTTACTGTTTCGCTTGTTTCTGATCTATGTTTAAATACACCACCATTTTTTATAGCATAACTTGCAAATGGAATATAATATACTTGTGCTGCCCATATTAACATTGGTTGTAAATATGTGTTTAATAATGTTTTGTATTTAGCATTAGCTACGTCATCAATTTCTCCATTAGCAATTAATGTAGATATTTTATTATATAAGTCTGTACCTGTATAGTTTTGTATATCTATTTCTTGAGCTATCTTGATAAACTGTATAAATTTATCAGTATCTACGTTGCCATCTATTATGGAATTTCTAACTAAATCAGTTCTGTTTATGAATAATGCTGTTGCCATTAGTAAGTATATTTTAATGAGCCGTGATTAGGTAAATCAAATGTTGCTTTTTTAGCTTCTTTACTTCCCCACGGATTACGTTTATATGTAGAAGGTATATCTCCAGTTCTTCTATAATTTTTTAGGTTTTCGCTTACATCTGCACCTTTTTTTCTACGATACAAAATTTGTTTGAAAGCGTGTCTACAATAACACCCTCCTTTGTACTTAAATAAATCATAAGTTTTTTTCCCTTTAGGAGCAAAATCCCCATTTACTCCAGCTCTACTTGCTTTATCAATATCTTCTATTGTATATACAACACCACTTTTAGATAATTGCATCATTTTTTCACAAAACTTTCTTGTTTTATATGTGCTTTTTCTTTTACCGTCTGCATCTTTTTGTATAGACTTTGCACTTGATTTTTTATAGTATTGATATCTTATTTTATAATTTTTAGAATCTAAATCACTATATGAACTCCCCTTTTTTTTAGATTTTATCTCATCTGCTAAACCAACTAATTTTTTTATTTTTCCTAAAGTTGTTTCTTTATTTACTATACTTGCATTAACCCATTCATCATTTGAAACATTTTCTTCATCAACATCTCTGACGTCAGTGATAGCCCACTCATCATTTATTACTTCGCCCTTTAAATGTTCTAAAATAACTTCGCCTTGTTCGTCTGACATTTTAATAGGAATACAATTAGGCACTAATCTACCGTTCTTAACTTTCATTCCGTATTGTTCATATCCTGCTTGACAAGGTTTTTTTAAATCTATTTCATCGTGTGATTCACAAGGCATATACCATACCTTATCTCCTTCTTTGTGTTCGTGATGACCAGAACATCCCATTTTTTCAGCTTGTCTTTCTGCTTCTTCTTTAGTTTCGTAAACCTCTAATCCGTCTATTTCTTTAAGATCAGTAGACATTTTAATTCCAGTTTCTTCTTCTATTTCTTCATCTGTTTGTACGCTTCTGTCAACATCAGTAAATTCTAATGGCTGTAACGTGATAAAGTAGAGGTTTAAGGCGATATTATTGTAAGCAAGTATATTATCAAAGCAGTCTATTAAAAGTTCCTGAAACGGTCTTATAACCGTGTTATCCATTAGCAAAGATGCAGTCTTTATTTCATCTGCATTGTTTCCAAGACCTGTATTGTCTTTTATACCTAAAAGCATAGGACTTACTACTCTATGAGCTACTAATACTTTACTTTGTGATTCGTCACTTAAGAATTGGTATTGATTGTGAGCATCTGATAATTGAACAGGTGTTATTTCTGCTTGCGCTTCTTTATTGTCGTTAAATGATAATATAAATTTACCTGCATTACTTGTTCCACTAAATTTTTGTGCAATACGTTGCTCTATTAGTTCTCTTTCTTGTGGATTGGGTGTTCCATTATTGAAATTTATAAGCATTGAAGGACTTAAACCATTCATTATATTGTTTAAATGATAGTTACTGATCTCCTCCTCAAGCTCTGCATATTGTATTCCACCTTGATAATCTACTGGTGCATAGTAGTAAAAGCCTGATTTATAAGGTTTTACATAATATATTTCTATGTTTTCTTTTGACATTCCATAAGCTGGTATTCTTAATGGCTTATCACTTGGTTTTAATTTCGACCAATCTTTAAAATAATAGTATGCTGGTATATCTCCATCTTCATTACATTTTTCTGCTCTTAATGTTTCAATAGGCATATGTTCTATTTGAGCAATTTTAGTTCTGTCTTTAGAATAAATTATTTGCATTGCACATTGACCCATTAGTTTTAGATCATAACATAGTTTTCTTACAATATCCTTTTTAAATAATGTAATCATTTCTGCATACTGTTGTGGTTTTCTGTTAGAGTCAGTAGCTCCTAAACCTTTACCGTAAATTTGTTGACTTATACCATTAATACAGGCATTGTTTGTTGGACTTCCATTGTATCTGTCTATTAAAAATTGAAAGTAATTGTTATCTTCCCCGTAACCTACCCATTCTTGGTTTGGAACTTCTGTCACTTCTGGACTTGTATAGGTACTTAAATTAACAAAACTAATTTCGGATTTAGATTCTTTAACAAATTGACCTAAACTATTTCTTTTTCTATTTTTCATATTACAATGTAATCATTATTATAAGAATTGTCTGTTATGTATTGACCTTGATTGATGTTATAGTATAAATTATCCATTTGATCTATTTCTTGGTCTGTACAGAAAATCTTGTCTTTAAATATATCTACAATGTTTGTTGTATCTACATTCCAAAATTCATTATAAACTTCCCATAAAAAATAATTAGTATTCCAAAAATTTGGGTCTGTATATAATTCTAAATCGTAAAAATGACCTTCAACTAAAACAGGACTAAATGCTTGACTAAACGTTAAATAATTACCAGTTGTTGTGGCATTACTTACCTGATATGTTTGTATGTTGTTTGTACTATCGTCTCTTATTGATAAAGTAAACTCATCCCCATATACTCTTGGGATAACTTCAAAGTTTTGAGCCGAAGTTGTGGTCTTTAATACAATCATTTTATATATAACGTAATAAATAAGTTATTTTGTGAAAATGTTAAAGCAAAAAAAAAGCACCCCGAAGGATGCTCTTAATTTAATATCAATAAATATTAGTTAGGTTCAATTTGTGTTGCGTCTGCAACAATTAATCCTGAATCTAAAAAGTAAGGAGCTAATTCTTCTTGACCTTCCATTACTAAAGTAAATCCTGATAAATCTCCTGCTGCAGCTCCAGAAACTACTGTTCCTGAAACAAACTCCATTCCGTTTTCAAGTCCACATAAGAATTGATTTCCGTAATAATCTTCAACAACAACATATGGTCTTGCAACTGCAATCTGTTGTAATTCTGCTTGAGTTTTAGCATCAAGGAATGTTAGTGTTAAATTTAATGTTTGTGTATAAAAAGTAGTTCCATTTTCTCTTGAACTTGTTACAGTAGTTTCAAGTGAAGAATTACCCTTTACATCAAATTGATACCAGTCAGGTTGTGTTCCTGCGATAGTTGTTACTTGTTTTGTAGTAGAATCTACAGTTACACCAGTAATACCTCCGAAGTCTCCAAACCAAACTGTTTTTATGCCACCGAAGGCACTTTTACAAGGTAACTTTCTCCCTGTGTTTAATGTACAAGCCATAGTTTATATTTTATTTTATAAAAAAAGGGTAAGTAGGTTATCCCCACCTACCCCTATTTTTGGTTAATTTAATTTATTAAGAATAAAGAACGATCTCGCTTCCTATTCCGTATTGTACTCCAGCAGTAAATCTCATAATAACTCTTACGTTTTTACTTCCGTCAATATCTGCCATATCAATCAATTTTACAAGATTGTAGTCAGACATTAATCCAGTTCCAAAGTAAAGGTTACTTCTTTGAGCAGCCATTGCATAATTGTTTGGTAAACCATTAGCAACAAAGATTTTCACACCGTCAATAGAAAGATTTTCTCCTCCAGCATACCAAAGTGTACCTCTGTTGTCAATACCATTTGCTCCTACAGAACCTACATTTTCAGTTCCTGCAACGTTAGTTATAGCAGCATATCCACCTAAAGCTCTTACATAGGCTTTAGCAATGTTTTGTGAAACGTAGATGTGTAAATCATCTTTACCATATAAAGTAGATGGAATTGCATCTACAATTTTTCCTAATTCAGCAATTACGTTACCAGAATTAACAGTTGTAGCAGCAACATCAATAACATCTCCGTCAGCAGCAGCTAAAGTTGTGAATCCGTCAAATTCTCCAGCTTGTGCGCCTCCAAGATTTCCTTGCCAGATATTGTTTTCTGTTGAAGCAGATACTTGTTCTGCAACGTGAGCTATTAAGAAACTTGAAAAATCAGGAGGTAGGTTATCGAAAGCAGAATAGCCCATAGATACAGCTCCCCAGTCTGATTCAAAAGGTGTTTTACATAATTCAAGATTTACTTGAAATTGTTCTGGCTGGATAATTCTTTCTGTAAGTGTTACAGAACCAGCAGATGTGAAGTCACAAGAATCATCTGTAATTAAACCAGAAGTAACAACTTTTTTCATAACTTCTTTGAACTTAATGTTAGGCTTAATTTCGATAGCACCCTGACTTAATGTGTTACCACTCAAAAGAGCAGCAGCAATGTACTTACCTGCAAATTCTCCAGCATAAGTAGTAGTAATAGTTGGTTGTGGCATAATTATTTATTTTTATTTATTTAATTGATTTAATATATAGTCCATTGTAGAAGGCTTTCTATTTGGCGAAATTCTAAAATGTTCTTTTTTTGCGTTTCCTGATTCAGGATTATGTTTAATTGGTGCAGCAGCAGGTTGTGATAATTCTTCCTTTAATTGCTCGTTTACTTCTTCGTTAAATTCTTCTTTAACTGTTCTGGATTTAGGTTGTCTTGAAACTTCTTCTTCCATTTCAACTTCTTCTTCCATATTTTTTTCTCCGACTTTAGATTTAAGATCAGCAATAGCATCTTCAAGATTTTTAATTCTTTTTTCCATTCCTGCCCAGTCATCTACTGCAGCTTCTTCTCCGTCATCTACAAGTTCTTCTTCTTTGTCTTTGTACTCTAAATCTTCGGTTTCATCTTTAGATTCTTCTTCCTTTTGTGGAACTTCGTCAGATACTTCTCTAACGTCATCAATAATTCCTTCTTCTGCAACAACTACAAGTCTGCCATCTTCAAGTAGGTATTCTCCTACTGGCATAGCAACTTTTTCGTCATCTGTAAGAATAAATATCTCTTTACCTTTTTCAAACGACTCTGCTTCTACACGAGTACCGTTCTCAAGTTTTTGTTCTTCAAGTTTAACTTCTATATTTAGAAGCGTCTTGATTTGGTTTAACATTTCAGTTGATTTCATAATTATATATATAACGTGGTTAATTAATTTTTTTGCATTTTCATATTGTTCTTGATATAACTCCTATGCCTTGCGCCCATAAAGAGCCATCACAACATTTTCTTGAATAAGTATTTTTGTCTTTACATAAACAAGCACGTCTTGAACCTTTAGGGCTTGTATAACTTGGAAAAAATTCTTTTTTAGGCATTAATTAAAATTTATACTTTTTATTTTACTAATATTTTTTTGTACTATTTTAATTCTTTCTTTTAGTTTATTTTTACTTTCGTCTAAATCATCTAAAACGCCAAAAGTAGAACGGTTTATTCCTATTTCCTGTATTGCTTTTTCTAAAGGTTGTGTGATTCTTTCAACATCTTTTAATTGTTGTTCGTATTCATTAAGAGCCTTTTTGTAAATATTTTCAGCATCTACAATAAAATCAAATGCTCTTTCTTCTGTATCCCCTAATTCGCCTTTAACTTTATTAATTATTTTTTTTGCATCATCTACTAAAGCAAGTTCAACTTTTTCGCCTTTAACGATTTTTTCTATTTGACTTAATAGTAAGTCTGCTTCTTTTTCTTTTGACATATCTTCTTTTATTGATTCTTTTGGACGTTCCATTTTATCTGCAAAGTAGCCTTCTATAGAAAACCCTTTTACTTTACCTGTTTTTACATAGTCATTCCAGACTTCATCATTGTTGACTTTTACAGCTCCCATCCAAGTTCCTACAGGTACATTCATACCATACTTTCTTGATTTGTCGTGTACTTCATCTTCAACAAGCCAAGATTCTACTAAACTTAAACCACTTAATGAATGTTGGTGTTCTAATGTTGAATTGTTTTGGTTACCTTTTGTCAAATACATTTGGGATGCTTTCAATACCGTATCTTTAGAGAAGTATATATAATATTCATCTTCTCCATTATTTCGATATATAGGCTTGTTTGGTATTAACAAAGCTCCCATTAATATCTTTTTTTCTTTATCTATTTCTGCAAGTTTAATTTCATTACTTTTTAAAGCAATAAAATCTTCTTCAATGGCAGGACTTTCAACTATGGATATTGCTTCGATTCCAGATTCTTCTTGATTTTCGTCAAGTATCAATTCAACTATCTTCATATTTTATATAACGTTATTAATTAAAAATTTTGCATTTATATAGTAGCTCCTTCTACAATATTTCTTTCAAGCCCTTGTGCAGTTGTTACATCATTACTTACAACGTATGCTCTGACTGGTTCTTGTGCTTGTGTTCCTAATACATCTGCTAACTGACTTGTTGCTCCCTGACCTACTACATTAAAAGCTGGTGGTGCTGCTGGTGTTGGGGGAACAGATGAACCTCCTGTTGAACCACCTCCTGAAAGTCCTGCAGGTGGCGTTGGGTCAGGCGTTGATGCTATTGTTTTTACATTTGCTAAACCTGCTGCCGTTATTGCTGCTGCACTTATAAAACCAAATATACCTCCTTGAGCATATGCCTTTGTAGCACCTGCATAAGTATCTCTAATAGCTTGTACTATTGCTATAGCTTTACCAAACTTTGAGTTTTTACCTACAATACTTGCAATGTCTGTTAATGCCTTCATTGTTAGTTCTGCTTTAGCTTTGTTTAATTGTTTTTCTAAAGAAATTTGTTCATTATTATTTTCTTGTTGAAAGGCAAGTAATTCATTGTTGGCATCTACATAGGCTTGTGTTCCTTGTTTGTATTGATCTCTTTTTTCTGTTAATCTTTTAGCTTCTATTTCCCCTTCTTGTTTTGCAATATCTAATTGAGCCTGTAATCTTAAATAATCATTTTCTATTTGTTCTGCTGTAAATTCAGATTGTGCTTTATTTCTTTCTGCTTCTGCATCACTTATAGATTGATTTAATTCTTTCTGTTCACGATCTAATGCTAAATCATTTGCTTTTTGTTCTGATCTAAAACCAGCAACTTGTGCTTGTACTGCTAATACTTCATTTTGTGCTTCTATTAATGCTATTTGGTTTTCATCATTTCCGTTCTTTTTAAATTGTGCTTGAGCAGCAGCAAGTATAGCATTAGCATTAGCTAACATAGCTTTTTCTTGCTGATCTAATACAGCGTTCAATTCATCATTGGCTTTTTTTCTTTCAGCTATAGTATTTCTTTCTTCATCTCTTACTTGTCTTAATCTTTCTGCTTGTAAGTCATATTTCTCAATTAAACCTTGATTAGCTACGGCTGCTAATTCTGCTGTTTTAGCAAGATTAACATTTTCTGCTGCAGCTTTAACAGTTTCTTTTACATAGTTAGAAGTCGCAGTAACTACCTTATCTACTGCTTCTACTGTTTTGTCAAATGAATTATCAACACCTGTAACAACGTCTACTAATTCTTTACCTGCATTTTTAGCTTCTTCCATAGCACCTGCAAAATCCCCTTCAAAAACTTTCTTTATTGCACTCCCTAAAAACCCAAGAGTATCTAATGCAGAATTAAATCTTTCAATTATATTGTTTTTAATAGCAACACCAAAGTCAATCATATTTTGTATAGGGTCATCAAACGCTGCTTTGAAAAAGTTTGTTACTGCACCAGTATTACTAAATATAAAATCAAAGAAATCATTAAATGCTAATGACAATGTTTCAAACGTAATAGAGAAAAAGTCAGCTACCTTTTGGTTTTCATTTAGAACTTCTGTAAACTTTGCAAACCCAGCTACTATAAGTCCAATACCTAATGCTTTTAAAGCACCACCTATTTTCTTAACACCTCCAGCAGTTTTATCAGATGCTTTTTCAACACCTTTTAAACCTTTAGCAGTTTCTTCATTTCCTTTTTTGACTTCTTTATTAAGATTAACTATTTCATCAGTTAGGTTATCAACACCTTTTTCTGCTTTTTTAGTTTCTATATCTAATTGGACTTGTATTACTTCTGCCATTTTATTTCTTTTTTAATTTGTTTAAATCCTTCTTTAAAGGTTTCAGCTAATTTATATTTGCCTTGTGCAATTCTAATTGTTTCTGTTTCTCCGTCTACGATCTTTAGTAACTCTAATATATTTTTTATCATAATTTTAAGGTTGACCACATAATATGTTTGTTATAACTCCTGATGAATTTACTGTCATACTCATAAGATATGAACTATCTGTACATCTTGTTGTTGTTTCGCTTGAACCTGTTTGATAATATGTTCCTGCCGATAATGTTGTTGTTAATGCTGTATCTGTATATATAACATCTCCATTTGATAAATTTTGTGCAGCTCCTATTTGACTATTATAATAGTAATTAGAATAATTAGGATAAGTTTGATATACGTCTGTCAAAACTCTAAAGTTTCCTGATACATTTCCAATATAATTATTGTTAAGTAATTCCATTGAGCTTTCTCCTGTTATTAAATTAGTAGTCATATTGTTTATGTTATAACTCTGATTATTAATAACTACCCTATCATTCATATTTAACTTATAAATAATCTTTAATGGTAAATACGCTTTTAATTTTGTTAATCTTCTTTTACTATTAAATATGTCTTGTATGTATGTTAAATAGTTTTCTTGAAATAATGTTCCTGTAAAATCTGTTTCTAAACTATATTCATTAATTTCTAAATAAAAGTTTATGTTTTTTGTACTTGTTGAAGAACTTAAACTTAAACTATTGCTTGGAACATAATAAGAAGTTAATTCTGAATGAGTACCTGACAAGTCATCTTGAAATGATATTGGTGTTGTTCCAGAACCAGTTTGTCTAATAGGATAAAAAATTAATGGTTTACCAAAAAATGCTTCAAGGTTGTCATCTACAAAATATCCCCATTGTATCGTTGTCTCATTGTTAGGTGGAGATAGCGTAGTGTTAGCATCTACTAACCTTTCGTATTGTAAATGTTCAAAAGGTAGTGTTACTTTGTAAACAGGATTAGGAGCATCAAAATTATTACCTATTGTTGCATTACCTGTAAACTGTTCTGCTCCCCAGCGTTTACCTTGTAGTTGTTCATATTGTAAAGCCAATAATGTTCCTGTTCCCTCGTAAGCAAACTCTATTTCTCTATATGGCAAAGCTACATTTACTTGACCTGTATTTGTATCTACATATTCGCTTATATCATAACTTGTTCCTGCTTCATAAAATTCATCTAATTTCTGTACTTTGATCTTGCCAAAGTCAGCATCTTGTGCATCACTAACATAATAAGCTGTTAGATTAAACATCTTAAATAAGCCTGTAAGAAAGTCTAATATTTTCATATCAGGTATTTGTTCTGTAATGATGAATTGAAGTGTAGCAGTAGCACCAAACGAACCTGTATCGTATGTATCATTCCACCCCGAGCCATCTGCAAAACCTGCAAAATCCCATTCTATTTTTGAGAAGGTTATATTGGCACTTACTCTTATTATAACTGTATAAACGGCAGCATCCATAAAGCCCATATCTCCAGGGTCGTAAGTATTGTCTCCTGTTTGTTGTGTAAATGATGCCCATACTGTACCGTTACGATTTATTATCACATCATAAGGTTCTGATGAAGATGTTTCTATTGTTAGTTGTTGTAGTATAGTAGGTAAATAACCTTGATTAATTATTATACCAGAACCAGTTACGTTAGTAGTTTTAAAGCTAATTGTAGACAAAGGGAATGTATCTACTAAAGTAGGGAATGTAGTAACTTGTTCAGCAGGTTGCACTAATCCTTTTTTTCTATGTAACCACATATGTAGATTGTAGAACTCTGCATTACTTGTATTAAAAAAGTCATCTGTGAAAACTAATGAAGGATAATTAACTGTAATAGCTTCTATTATTTCATATAATCTTATAGCATATTTTAAGTCCTTCCAGTAAACACCATTGGAATTAGTACCTCCTCCTGTATGCCAATATAAATTACCATTGTCAGTACCGTGTGTTTGTGAATCATAATATAATCTTGATGTTGTTCCACTTGCTCCTGATGTTATTAAAGGACATAATATAGCATCACTTGTATTTTGTAATTTTGCTTTTACATTTGTTGCATCATAGTTTAGATTATATTGGTCTAAATCACTTAATGCACCAAGTTTATCATCTCCTAATATGTCTTTTATGTTTACTGTTTCTCCAAAGAATGTGATACGATAGGCATACGCTTTATTTAGTTTTAAGTCTACGCCATCAAGTCTTATATAACCTTGTTTAAAAGCTACGTTGTTTAATTCTATTTTTGCATCTACTTTATTTCTTGCATCAAAACCTCCAGTTATATTAAAGTTGTAATAATGCTTAAATATTTTATTATTAGTTTTAGAAGCTGGAACTGTAAACGTTTGAGTAAATTCGGTAAATATCTTTGCAGGGTCTTTTATGTTTTGTATAGATTGATTAAACGAAACTTGTTCATCTTTAAATAAATCAATTCTTTCATCACTAATATATAGTTGTAGTTTCTGCATTATCTAATGTTGTTTATGTAATCAAATGACATATCAAAATCAAATGTGTAGTCTATTAGTTTGTCGTTTAGTGAAGTCTTTTTAACCATACTATTTTTTCTAACATTTACAGGTATTACTTCATCTGTAGTTGGGTCAGTTTCTTTTGGTCTTGTAATCCAGACTTGTTCTGATAATAATAATTGTTCAAACCATTGATTTGCCCATTCAGGATAATATCCACTACTTAATGTTACGCTTGTATTTGCTACTGTATTATAGTCTTGTTTAGTATGTGTATTTATACTATAAGTTCCAGTTGATGTTACAATATTTCTTTGAAACTGTTCTTGTTTTTTTGTTGTTGTATCTACTGATTTTAAGAAAAACCAAAGGTCTTGTAATGCACCAAACTTATTTACAAATGTAACTTTATGACCATCTCCATATTTTGTGCAATCAACTCTGTTTATATTCATTTTAGTTCCTGCTGGTGTTCCTGTTAATTCTGTTGCAGTTGCACCAAAACTATTATATACTAACGCTTCTCCTGTTGATATATAAGGTACATATCCAGCTGTATTATTAGGAACATAAATGTAATATTCATTGTTTGTAGTACCGTTAGGGTCAGGACTTACAAGCCAAGTAGGGCGTGAACCAAAAGGAACAACAGGATTTGAACCCTCCATAAATGTACCATAAGCATCATAGCCTTTGTCTGTTATTGATGAAGTCGTTAATGCAGTACCTGTTCCGTCTGTTGATGCGTGTGAAGTTAAGGTAGAAATAATGGTTAAAGTATCTGCTGATGAAGCATTATAAGTACCATCAAAACTTATGCTTATATAATCTCTACAAAGTTCTGCTATTTCCCAAAGCATAGTAGCTCCTGCCGTTGTACCTTTTACTAATGTATATTGTATAGTTCCATCAATACTAATAGTTAGTTTAGCAGAATTAGCTCCTGTTCCTGCTGTTGCTGATTTATATTGTGGACTTCTTAATGCTATTGCTGCCATTGTTTATTTTTTTGTTCCTAATATTATTCCTTTTTCTATATCTAATATAAAGTCGTTTACTAATTCTTGTGGCAGTCTTTTAAAAGCTGCTTCAAATGGTTTAGTAAAAAACATACTTGCTTTTATACCTTTATTTTTTATACTATTTGCAAGAATGTACCCCATTGTTTCATAAGAACCATATCTTCCTTTTTTATCTCTTGGCTGTAGACCAACACGCCTTGCAAATTTTGAAAACACTCCTGTTTTTTTTTCAAGACCTATTAAGTTGCTACTTCTCTTATATGAAAAAGGAGACTTCTTATTTACAATATAATTAGATTTAACACCTTTAACACCTTGATCTTGATATGCACCGTATTCTTCCATTAAAAAGTTTATAATAAAACCTTTTTCTTCTTCATCAAGTGTATAGGTAATTGAGTTATATAATTCTTTAGATGCGTTATGGTTACCTTTTGTCAAATTTGTTCTTGACTGTTGGACTACATAATTTCCAAAATCTTTTAATGCCTTATTTATATTTTCAAAGTTCATTAACAGATTCTTATGTCGTTATAAATTACAATATCCATTGTTGCAGTCCATCCAGCTAATTGGTTTTCAAACCTATCATAAAATGGTTCACAATTTACGGGACTATCTAATTGATACTGATCTTTGTATAAAGTACCCATTCTTAAAACTTGTATTACTTTATTTAATACTGCTAATTGTGTATTAAGTATATCTTGTTCATTATTGTTTCCTATAAATCTATCTTCTGTTAGTAATTTAGATTGATCTACAATATCCATTGCAAGAATGCTTATGTTAAACGTAAGTGTTTGTTCTTCTTGTGTTACGTTGTTGACTATAATGTGAGCAAGAGGGAATATGTCTTGCTTGTTAAGGTTAACATCATATAGGTCTCCTGTAGTTACTGTATTACAATTTATGTCAGCTAAAAGCTGGTCTTTTATTGTTTCAGTTAATTGGTAAAATCCCCTTATTCCTTGTTGGCTCATTTAAACTTACTTTTTATTTGTTTCGATTCTAATTCGTTTTTGTCTTTCATAAATGCTAACATCATTAAACATTTATGCATTTCTAATTTTGTGATATCTTCAAATCTTGTAATATCTCCTCCAGCGAGTCCGTAAAGGCTCGAATACCATCCCCACTTTTTTGCAAATCCAGCACGTCCAGAAGTTGTTTCTCCTCCTTGTTCTCCAAATAATTCATCATAGTTTTCGATAATTCGATCCCTAAACGATAAAAAAAAAGTATAGAACCGAATACAGCATCCATAGGCATTGTAGTAATTCTGTCCTTTTTATCAGGGTCATAGTCCTCTATTAAATACTTGTTTCCCAGTTTCTGTTTGATAGGTCGGTATAATACATTCATTGCTATTTCTATATTATCCCAGTCTCCCATATAAGTATCAAGGTCAATATATTCTCCTAATGTAATTTCATCAAGATCAGGAACAAAACCATACTCTACATTGTTAAGCCAAAAGGACTGTACTAAATCAGGCTTCTGTTCAAACATATCTGATATTATTCTTGTAATACGTTCTGCATCTGACAATCTTATGTTAAGAGCATCTTGTGGTTTTACCCTACAAAATATCTCAATCATTTTAGTCTGTATGAAGTTATTATCCTTTGCTTTGTCTTGTGCTTTTAAGAACCTTTGATATTGCTTTAGTGTAATCTCATTAAGTTCGTTAGGAACGTTTATATTAGCTTTCATACTTATATAACGTAATTAAAGTAGGATTTTAGTATAAAAAAAAAGGTGCTATTTCTAACACCCTTTTTCCAAACAAAACAACTCAATTATATAGTCACTCACTATAATATTTATTTTCTTCTTTTATTAATTCTAAATCATACAAGGCTTCATTCATTCTTTCTCTATATTCACTATTAGCCATTTTAGAAGCTGTAAGATCATTTTGTAAACCTGCAACGTAAATTGAATTATCAATAAACGCATCTCTTAATTTTAGAATCTCTTTGTTTTTAGGTTTTGCCTTTAACCACTTTTTAATTAATTCTCCAATTAATATTTGATTGTTGCTGTATTCTAAATCTTGTATGTTCTGTATTTTGTTTCTCATACTGCCATTTCTAACAAATGTAAGAAAAAAAACAATGCAATATAAAATACTGCCCAGCCAATAGCTGCATAACCTGCAATTTTTAAAAATGTTTCTTTATTTTGTTTTTTAGATATTTTCTTTGCAATGTAATATCTTCTGTTTCCGTTATCTTCGTAATAGTATTTCATTATAATAAAATTAAATTTATAATAGTAGCAATAACTAATAATACAAATGCTACTTTGATTGCGTTAAACATAGCTTCTTCCCTTTTAGGATTACGACCTTGATTTGATCTATACTGTCTTTTTTTCATAGTATATCGTTTTGATGTTTAAAATCTAAAATATTTTTATAAGATTCTGCCACCCAGTCTTTCTGATATTTAGGCAGATCTGAATGTACTAACAACATTTTTAATGTTGCTTCTATGTTTATAAGTTTAAACTTATCTTCTATTGTTATTTTATTTATTGGCATTTGTTATGTTTGTTTATATAACTGCTTCATTGCAATTATACTGCAATATATAACTATTTGTTTAATTAACAAAATATTTAATAACTTATTTATTCAAACTCTATAATGTCACACTCCCTACAGTAGTAGTAGTCCTTGTTGTCTTTACCTGAATATATTGTCATTGTCTGTTTACATTTTTTACATTCCATATCATTGTATATAGTATTTACCCCTATTGGGATTTTGAAGCTGGTAACTTACTGCATATCTAATTGCATCAATAAGATGGTTATGTTTATCTATTGGTGTATTAGATTTCTTTTCAAGCCAACTATAGTTGTTTAGTTCTTTGATTAAGTTTATGCTTTGTTCATCTACTATTAAATCATAGTCTTGTAATAATGATATTCCATAAGTTATAGAACCAGATCCTTTTATTGAAGAAACTATATTACATCCTTTTTGTTTTAATTCATAGATCAGTCTTTTTTCTGCTGCATCTCCAATTATTAAATTGTCTGTAGCGTGTTTCATATTTAAACGTGCTATTTCTGTTGTTGTCAAACCATTTAAGTAAAAACATTCTTTTAGATAAATAATCTTTCTTGTTGTATCTATATTAGTTTCTACTAATGTGTTAGGGTCATTAAATCCAAAGTCTTGACCAAATACACTAACTCCCACTTTTTTAAATTCTCCTATTGACCAGTTAGTTAATATAACACCCTCTGCTTTATTAAGCCACCCTCCAAGCATTTGATGTTTATATTTTTCAGGTCTACGTTGTTTAATGTTCTCTATTTGATTTATATAACTTTCTGATAGATTCTTTAAGTTATCTAAATAGGTAGTGTGTATGTAAGTGATATTATCTTTTGATTCATTTGTGCCTTCTTGTATTCCTTTATCTTCAAAGAATCTTTTATATATCCAATGTTCTTTAGTTGTAGGATTTAGTATTAGTATTACTCTATTATGTTTGCCTTGTTGTCTGACTGATAAATCTATCTTGTCAAATGTATCTTCATTAGTAAGTTCTTCTGCTTCGTCTAATACAAACGTTGTAACGCCTTGTAATGACTTTAGATTAGCTGTTTGATCTCCAGATGATGTTTTGATACCCTTGAAGATTATCTTGCTCCCAGAACGCTTATTTCTTATTTCATCTTTTGTAATATAAAAGTCATCAAAGATTTTAAGCAGTTCAAGTTTTTCAATAAATTCAGGGATAATAGAAATATAAGTAGAAGATAAAGTGTAACGAGTAAACAGTATAGTATGTCCAGCTTCATAAGTTAAAAGAACTAATAAGAGGTTTATGGAGAATGATTTACCAGACCCACGCCCTCCAGTTACAATAAAGTATCTCCCATCTGATTCAGCAATAGGAGCATACTTTTTATTTATTTCAATCACTTAAATTTGATTAGGTCTCTAAAGTTTACATTAAAGCCATCACTTGAAGATATGTCTACAGATTCTTTAGGTTTGCCATATCTATAACCAAAATATAGATTCATAGCTCTACTGTCTCCTTTTAGTATTTGTTTACCTAAAGTTTTAATTACTTCATCATTATCTATTAAGGCATCAAGTTTTTCAATCAGCTTTAGTTCGTCTGCTTTTTTAGGTCTCCCTGCAAAGCCTTTTGTCGAATGTCCTCCATTGTTTTTTCTATTATCCACAATTAATAAAATATTAATTAATTAATTCTATATATCTATATAACGTAATTTTTAACTTATTTTATTCAGTTCCTGAAATGATGTCTTTTTTTGGTCTGTCTTGTAATAAGCTAAAGCCTAATAATAAATAGTTAATAGCATCTGCATATCTTGTTTCTAATGGTTCTGCTTGATGCATAGTAGGGTCTCCTGCGTGTGCAAGTATTGATTGTATGTGTTTATTAAAAAATACTGCCCATACTTCCATTGGTTCTATGCCTATAAATTCTGCAGAACATTTAAAGTTGTGTAGTATATCTAAATTCTTTTGTGTGTATTCAGGTTGTTTTACATCCATTATTTGTTGACAAATGTCTAATAGATATTTTTTTGTTTCTTCAAATTCGTGTTTAGTCATAATTAAAATAATTTTATTTGTGAATCAGGTTTTTGTTTTTCTTGTTCATATTTAATTCTTGCTTTTGCTATTTCAATATATTCTTTTTCTCTTTCAATACCTATAAAATCAAACCCACCTCTTACTGCAGCTTTGCCTGTTGAACCAGAACCCATAAAAGGATCAAGTGTTGTTCCTCTTTCAGGAGTTACTAACCTAATAAGATATAACATTAAATCAGTTGGTTTTACAGTTGGATGATTATTCTTACTCGGTGCTTTTTCACTACCGTACTTGCCACTTGAAGAATTTACATCATTTTCATAATTACCAATTCCACCTCCACCTCCTACTGTTTGTTTTGTTTCAAACTCATCTAACCCTTCATTTCTATCTCTTTTAGATGTTTTAGGACAATAGAAGAAACGAGATGCACCACCTACATCGCCAAGACCAGGATTTTCATTTCTTACTTCTCCATTATATCTACCATTCCATATTCCTTCTTTGTTTCCACTTCTACCTCCTGTGGATTTACTAATACCACTTTGTTCATCAAGTATCTTACCTGCTTCTTCATCAAAGATAATGTTTGCAGGGAAACGTCCAGATGGATTTCCGTCTCTTGAGGTATTTTGAACAGTTTTACTTTTTAAGTAAGAACTACCTCCATAAATATTTTTATTATTGTTTGTTATTCTAATCGCCTTATTTTCATTTTCAATTCTACTCGCATCTATGTTTATTCCACCAGTTCCCCATTCTAATACATTATTAACTACTGTTCCTTTAAAAGGTTTTCTTGCCATAACAATAGGTTCGTGTGCAGGTTTGAGTGCAGTTCCCCAACCTTCCCATTCTGAATTGCCTTTTGTTATGTCTATACTTTCTTTTCTTTTTTGTCCTTCTGTATTCCATTGATAACGACCTGAAGAATAAAATCTAAAATTGTCATCGTTTGTTTGTTTGCCAATAACTTCTCGTTTAGTTTCAATAATAGGATTGTTTTCTAAATTTAATATTTCTATAAGTTTATTAAATTGTTCTGGTGTTATACGACCCCTACCAGTTTCCCAATTAGATACAGAGCCTCCGTGATTTGTTTTTCCATAAAATTTACCAAGTTCAGCTAATTGTATAGTAGATAAACCTATTTCTAATCTTTTTTTCTTTACAAGGTCAGCAACTTCTTTACCAAGTAAATTGCCACCTTGTTTATCTACTGCTTTACCTATGTTGTGTGATTTAGGAAACCCACTACCATAAACCCACATTATCTGATCTCTAATTTCAAACCCTGCATCTTCAATTCTAACTGCCATTCTATGATAAGTTCTTGAACCTGCAAACGCTAAAAGATGTCCACCTGGTTTTAGAACTCTCAAACACTCAATCCAAATATCTACACTTGGAACATCATAATCCCACTTCTTGCCCATAAAAGATAAACCATAAGGAGGGTCAGTAACAATACTATCTACTGAACTGTCATCTAACTCTTTGAGTTTATATAAACAATCTTGGTTATATATTTTCATAGTTCTGTATTGCTTTTTTTATGTATTCGTATATCTCTAATTGATTAATAGCATTGTTAAATTGTAATTCTACTATTTCAAATTCAATGTCATTATCTTTTTCAATGTCATCTTCTAATTCTTTTATCAATCTTTTTTGTTCCCATATTTTAGATTGAACTTTTAATAAGGATTGTTCTTTTAGTTTATTCCCCTGCATAAGCTGTTGTGCTATCTCTATACTGCCATTCCCACCCCTTAATCATTAATTCAATTCTTGTAATAAATTCTCCTTCTCTTGCTTTTGGAACTTGATTTATTAAGTCTATTATTTTAGATTCATTTGGTTTTGTATTTAGTCTTTCTATTTCTGCTTCAAGTTCTTTACATTTAAGTTCTAAATAAGTTTCCCTGTTTATTCCTTTTATGTTCATAGAGGTTTTTAGAATAATCATTTCTTCTATTTCTTGTATTCTTTTGTTTGTAGATTTATACAGTTCATAGTTTTTTAATGACCATATAATAGTTGCGTGGTTTATACTTGAAGCACTATCTTCAAAGTATCTTGACATTTCAGTCAATCCCATATCTAATTTGTTTTTTAATATGTAGAAGAATAACGATCTCATTTCTACTATTTCCCTTTTTCTTGATCTTTCAAATATATTAATACCTGATAGCTCTATTACTTTTTCTGCTATCTCGTTTTGAACAAACCATTTGTTTTCTTTAATCATTTCTTAATTTTAATAGGTTATAACATTCTGCGTATTTCTGTCTTGCCTTACCTTTGTATTCTTGTTTAAATAATTCGTATAGTCTTTTAGTATATTGATATTTAGTTTTACAATCTTGAAAATATTTTTCTGCAAACTTTTTACCTTTACCTTTAAAGTAGTTTACGTTGTCTGCTGTATCTCCTACTATCATTTGTTCATAGAAGTTGTATAATGCTTCTTCTTCACTTATGTCTAATACTACTCTATGTTTATAGTGATAGTTATACATTAAACAAGGGAATTGTTTATAATCCTTGTCTATGCTTACAATCATTACATTATCCCTTCCAAATTCATTTGATAGTGTTTGCCAGTATTTAGCTACAAGATCATCAGTTTCTAATCCATACACAAATTTACTATCGTATGTATCTTTAACGTATTGGTGCATATCGTGCAGGAGTGGAGGCAACTCTTGTTTTTTTCTGTTTGCTTTATATACTGGTGTTAGTATTTTTCTAAAGTTTCCTTTGCTTCCATTAAATGTAATGACTTTGTCTATTTCGTATTGTTCTTCCAGATCATTTACAATCTTCATAAACTGTTCATCAAACTTTACAATAGAATCTTCTATGTCTCTATAGTAAGGGTCTTGGTTTTCTTCATCTCTTGTTCTGTAACAACTTGCGAAAATTAAGCTGTCTGCGTCTATTAACAATATCATTTAATAAAAATACTTAATTAAACGATATAAACAAAATATTTAATAAGGTTCGTTAAGATTAATTCTTGTAGCTTGATTTTCTTTGAGTAAGTAAACAGGTTTAAGTAATCTTTTTTTAGTCCATAGTGTAGTATCTGGACAGTACATATCTACTGGTTCTGGAAGTTCTAATGCATTTAACCAGTATAGATAGTTTCCTTTAGGGTCATTAACGAAATATAGTTTGACTACTTTTTTATCCATTTTCATTAATGCATCATATTTATATTTTTCTAACATTTTTTCTTCATAGTATTTGTTTCTAAATTTCATTTCTATAACACAAGGATTTCCTTTAGGTGTGAATCCACAAGCGTCATAATGTTTAAAACCATCTCCAGTCCATTCTAAATTCCAGCCATCCATATTTAAGAAAGCTACTAATACTTTTTCAAACTTTTTTATTGTTTCAATTCCCATTGTTCCAAACAATATTTAATTCGCTAATCCATTTATTAATTAGTTTGGGGTTACAAGTACAAGGTTCGAAGTATTTATGATCGTAATAGGTTGCGTGGAACTTACATACCATTTTAAATTCTTCACGACTAATGGTTGATTTTTTTGAAAGCCTAAATTTTTCCCAGTCTTTGTAATCATATTTATTAAATTTTACCATCTTTTTATTTTTATTTCATTCCAGTCTTTACGTCTTTTGTCGCAATTACATTCAGTTCCCATATAGTTGTGATATTTGTCTACAAGCCATTTAATGCCTGTATATTTTGTAATGTAGAATACTATGTCTCCTAGTCTCATAATAATTTTTTTAGTTTCTCTTTTACTTTTTTATAAGTATTATAAAGTGAGTAGTAAGGTATCCCAGACTTTCTTGAAAGCTGTGCAATACTTTCGCCACCTTCTATGATCTCAAATATCTTTTTATCATACCAATACATATTGTTTAGTTCGTTTTGTATTGTAGCATAGACTTCTTCATAATTAGCTGCATCAAAGTCTGCTAAAAAATCCCTCATATTGTCTATAGATAACGTATTGACTTTAGCTTCTTTGCGTTTTAAATCAAGGAACAAAGATTTTAATGTCTTAAAAATATAGTAATAATTATAGTCATCTCCAAAATCAATATCTAATCCTTTGTTTATTCTTTTTTGAATTTTGATATACATTTCTTGAGTTATGTCTTCTGCTGTTTCTTTGTTACAGCCAAAGGAGCAAACAATGTCAATCCATACTTGATGCTTTTTATAGATGTCCGATAAGTAGTTTTTCATAATTTAGTTTTCCAAAGGGTCATATAAATCCCCAATGATTTCAGGTAGTTCCATTTCATTTACCTTAAAACTAAATGTATCAAACGCATAACCTCTGCTTCTTTTGCATTTAACTGTTATCCATTCTTTATTAACTGTGTTTGCTTCTAATTGTATTTGTAGTTCTGCTTTTTTTTCTAAAAAACTTCCAAGATGACCTGTAGGTTTATCACTTCCAAAGTTAGAATGTATCACGCACATAATATGTATGTTATATTTAGATGACCATTCCATAAGTCTTTGAACACAAGCATTAGATTCTTCAATGTTATTAACGTCTGCACATAAGTCTGCAATACCATCTACAATAAGTAAACCAGCATTTTTAGCTTTATGTTCTAAACAATAATCTATAAATTCTATTCTGTCTTTATAACCAATAGTTCTTAAACCATAAGTCAAGTAGTTGTCTGATGTTCCCGCCATTTCAGCAATTCTTTTAAATACTCTTTGACAATGCCACCGACCTTGTTCTGTATCTATGTGTATTAACTCTTTGCCTTGTCTATGTCCTTTTAAATTACCTCCGAAATGATTTTGGTCTGATAAGTAAACTGATGCAAGTAATGATATAAAGAATGTCTTTTTAGTCTTTGGAGGAGCTTGTATAAAACTAAAGTTCCCATAAGTTCCTAAGGGTATTGGTAAAAGCATATCTTTATTTCTTCCTTTTATTAGTGTTTCTCCAAAAGACAATGCTACTGGAGGATATTCTAATTTTTCATTTACATCTATTGTACAATCTTCTTCTATTGATTGCATTGCAAGATATTGTACTGTTTGTTGTTCGTCTAGTCGTAGTTGCATTTGTATAAATATATAAAAAAAAGGGGTCGTTTAAAACCCCTTCAAAAAAATAAATTTTATTTTGTTTTCTTAAAATGGTAGATCATTAGATACTGGAGCTGTAGTATTCTCTTGTTCTCTTTCAGCTAACTTAATAATGTCGTTAGTCCATACTACTTTACCGTTACCAAGATAGTTTCTTTGTACTTTGGCATCTCTTTCTTCTTTTGTTTGAGAATCCATTAAAGCCACGTTGTTACCGTATCTTGTATCGTCATTTACTGAAATGGTTAAGTTATAATAAACTGCACCATCTTTACCTTTGATAAATTTTTCTTTAGGTAATTTATCTACCCTAATACTCGCATTGATAATTGCACTCATAATTTATTGATTTTATTAATTAATTTATATTTTTTTTAAGCTATCTTTTTTATAAAAAACAAGAGGTTTAAATTTTTTTATACCATTATTATTTTTACCATCCCAAATTCTATGAACATTATTTAATTTTATAGTATAAAACCCTTCATATTTTCCTTTATGGTTAAATACAATCCAAACTTCTTTTTGTGTTTTTTCTTGTATTTTTTTATATTCTTTAAAGTGTTTTAAGTCAAAACCTGTTTCTATTATTCCGTTAGTAGTATTCCATTGTTTTTTACTTTTTACTTCAATATAAATACTTTCTTTATTTTCGTTATAACAATCTAAATCAGGTAAAGTTATTTTGCCTTTTTTTGAAAGCAAAAAAGGTGCGTGTTCTTTATTAAATTGGTATAAAGGTAAAACAGTATAGCCAATATCTAATAATTTTAATGCTACTTCTTTTTCTCCTTCTTCCCCAAACTTTAAAAGTTTTTTAAAATTTTCCATCCTCTGCTCCATAAGTAAACCAGTTTTCCCTTTTTTCTCTTGCAAAATAATCTAATTTATAACCAGCAGTCATATTATCAACTTTAGTGTAAAATGCTTCTGGTTTTCTACTGTGTTCACGTCTTGGTTCTGTAATAATATCACGTTCTCCTGAACCATTTAAAATAGGATTACCTTTAGTGGCAAGTAAACAAAATTCAACTTGCATTCTTATATTTCTACCCATACCCATTTTAACTTTATCCCATACTATTGTTGCTTTATAATTAAATCCCCAAGCATTTAATAAATCAAAAGAATCTTTTAAAAAAGCGTGAGTAGTCCAAAGAAACATAACACAATCGTTTTTTGCAGGAATTTTTATATTTTTTAATTCTTCTACTGTCATAGTAGGATAATCAACACCCCCACGATTTCCGTTATCTTCAAATGATTTAGAACTACTGCCTCCACGTTCTGAATACTCCCAAGGTGGATCAATCGCTATTACATCATATAAACCATTTGGTGCTTTTAAACCTTTAGAAATTTCTTGTTTTATTTCTTCTATTTTTTCAAGTCTAATTTTCTTTTTTTCTTCTTTCTTAATTTCTTGGTAAGCTGCATTAATACTTACTTCGCCTGTAGATAGTTTTGCTTTAACTTCATCTGTAGCTTTTTCTTGTATTTTTTTTACTTTAGCTATTGTATCGTGTCCAACATTAGCAACTTTACCTATTTTTTTTATTGTTCTACCCTGTTCTGATTTAAGTACAGGGTTACCACTTAACATTCTTTCTTTAGCCTTGTTACTAAACACTTCTTCAAGTTGTAATGCTAAAACACTTCTTTGATAGTTGCTTAAATTTCTTCTACCAAATTGGTTTAGAATCATCCATTCTTTTACAGCTTCTTCATCTTTAAAATGCTTTGTTTCAGTTTGAATTTCTAAATCCCACTTCAAAGATATTTCATAACGGTTATGTCCATCTATAATAAAACCATTCCACACAAGTATTTTTTCTCTTATACCTTCATCTAAACAATTTTGTTCTAATTGCTTAAATTCTTCTTTAGTTAAAGCTGGTATTAAACTTTTAAATTCTTCTTTTATTTTTATCACTTGTTAATTTTTATTAATGTTTTCTTTTGTAATCCATTTTCCTTGATGGTCAATAACTGTATAGTTATGTTCCGTTAATAAAACTATAGCTTCATTTATTTCTTTAGCTGTTTTTCTATAGTGATTAAATATTTGATTCTCAAATGGATGATGGTCTTTTTCTTTATATATTTTGTCAGCCATTGTTTTTGATTTTATTTATTAATTCTACTTTTGTAGTTTTCTTTTTGAAAGAATCTGATTCATCTTCTCCAAAAACACCCAGTTCATAAAAACCAGTTAATTTTAATACAGCTCTTGACATAGCTCTTTTTTCTGCCATTTCAGCGACATACCAGCTTTGACAATTACCTTCGTTATAAGAAGCTCCTTTTAAAGCAGAACCAAATGTAATAATCTTTTTATTGTTTTTTGTGGCTATTGCTTTAAATACTGCAAAGTTAGTTTCACATTTAATTACTTCATAGTCTATAGAGATTTGTTCTATAGCTTGAATCTTGTCAATTCCTTGTCTTGTAATTATTGTGTAATGTTGATGTTTAAAAAAGTCATCTTTAGATAACTCGTACTTGTGATAAAGTTCTGCTAATTTTTCTTTGTTCATAATCCCATTAAGTTATTAGAATGTTCAACTTCGAGTTTAGCTTTTAAAACTTCATTTTCTTGTTCAAGTAAATCATTGTTCTTTTTTAACTTTTTGATTTCTTGTTCTTTGTTTTTAATAAAGTTTTGGTAAAATCCTACCTGAACATAGTGTTGTTCATAGGGTATGGTTCTGTTTTTAGTCATATATATAATTTTAAATGAATTATAAATATAAACAATTTTTTTAATAAATAAGCAAAAAAAAAGGGCTAAAATAAATTAACCCTCTTTTATACAAGACAAATGTAACAGAACACTATAAATATAAAAATTAGTTTAACTCTTTTATTAACATATTATAATGATTTATTAACTCGTGGATTTCAGTTGTGGAGAATTTAGTTATTTGTTTTGCTTTGTAATAAAGTGATTCTGCACATCCAGCTCCGTATTCTAAATCTAAATTTTTTCCAAATACAAATTGTTCTCCATACTTAAATACATTGCACCCTGCACATTGTACTTGACAATTTATTTCATCGAAACGAGTAGAATAATATTTACGACTTTGAAAATGACCACATTGTAATTTTTTCCAATGATCTTTTTTGCCACAAGTAAAACATTGTGCTATTCCATTTTTAGCATAACGTTGTCTAATATATAAACTGAATACTTTGTCAAGTTTTTTAATTAATTTACTTCTTGTTAATTTTTTCATTTGTAGGTATAACGTTATTGCATTTACTACACAAGTAATAATAACCGTTTTGATTACTACCTAAATATAGCATTTTGTATTTACATTTTATACAATTCATAATAACTAAAAAGAAAGAAAAAGAAAAAAAACAAAAAGAAAAAGAAAGAAAAAAGCCTACAAAAAAGAAATAATTTAATTACCTGTTCCAAGCACCGTCCATCTTTATTAGGTTGTGCAAGTTTTGCTATAAGCCAAACAAATATATAAAAATATTATTTACCTTGACCTTTATATTTCTTAAAATAGTTTTTTGAGCTTTTTAAGGCACTCATTTTACTTTTAGCGTGTATTCCCTTACGCTTTCTGGATTTGCTCTTATATGTGTTTATATTAATTCCTTTAGCCATTATTTCTTAATGATCTTTGCTGTTTTTTCTATACCTCTTGATGTAAAGTAAAACCCTAAACTCATTATAACTATCTGACCAAGCAAGTCTACATACTGATTAGCTATGTTAAATTCTCCTATGTTACCGTCTATTAAAGCAAATAGAGTATATAGAACTAAAGAAAATATAGTAAGCATAGGGCGTATATTCTTTGACAAGAAACTATCAGATGCCATATCTGCAGCGTGACGATTTGTTATTTCTCTTTCAAGATCAAGTTCAGCTTTTATAAATATCTCCTCCATCTCTTTTTCAAATTGAGCTTTTTCAACTTTACTAAAAGTATGTTTGTCTATAATACCAGATATTTTTTCTGCTATACTACCTCCTGCTCCTCCAAATAGTTTTGCTAAAATATTTTTCATTTTAATTCTTTTAATATTACATATATTTCTTCTAATTCTTTTTCCATATACTCAATTTTTAAATCTTGTCTACCATCTGCAGGTAATGCTCCTAATTCTCCTCTTGGCCATTTAATTCTAAATTCATCATTTAAACTTTGATTATATTGTAATCGAACTACATCCATTTGTAGTGTAGCTATTTCTGCTGTTAAAGTAAACCAAACACCTGCAATAGATAATATACCAACTATGATTCCAATTAAACTTTTTAAATCAAGTTGTATTTTAGATGATTCTACAATTTCTAAACTATCAGACATTATTTTTTGTCAATTTGTTTTAATTTACTTATAGCCCAGTTAATACCAGCAGAACCACCCCACGCATCCCACATAAGACCCCCACATCCTTCTGAATAAGGAACGTCTTTATGTTGTTGATGTCTTTTAAATGATGCCATTCTTGCTATAGTATCTCTTGTTATTTTTTTTTTGTCTGCTAATTGTCTTGCTCTTACCCAGCCTACTTGTGTTCCACATTTAGAACCATTTTTTTCTTTAAATGCTATAGCTCTTTTTGCATTGTTACTTGCACCTTGTGGATAATCGTTATATGATTCTAATTCTACCGAACCCTTAAAAGCATCATAACACATTGCTATTGCTTGATCTTTATCGTGGTATTTCATAAGTTCTGGAACACAACGCATCATAAAATTCTTTTGTTGTTCTCCTTGCTTTTTTTTAGGTATCGGCATTATTATAAAATTTAAAATGTAATACTATAAATACTACATAAATGTTTAACTCTGTAAAGTCAGTATGCTCATCTTCTGGCAAATAACTAAAACCAATTAATATGCCAAGAGCAAACCTTTCAATTATAGCAAATTCTACTTTTTTCATTTACAGCTTTTACATTCGCCTGTATAAGTGTAGTATCTGCCTTTGCGTTTTATTTCTAAAACTTGTTTTCTGTTTTTCTTTTTATTCCAACTGACGTGAATCCATTTAGGTTCGCCTTCTTCGTTAGGATATTCGTTTATTAAAATATCAAAGTCTAAATTGTCTTTAATGTAATGAAGCATTTCTAAATTAGTTTTACCTCCTAAAGAATCTAAATCAATAGCTAAACCGTCTTTATGGGCAGATGAAATAGCACCACCAATTCTTGAATTTAATTCTTCTGATCTATAAAAGCTGTTGATTCTTATAGGGTGGTCTACCCATTCTCTTAATGGCTGAAAGATTTTTTCTGCTATTAACTCCATATTTTCAATATGTTCTTTTTTAGGTTTATTTGATATACCTAAACGTTTTGCTGTTTCAGAACGTACTGCTTCCTTATAGCTTATGTTTTCGCTTATTTTCTTCATACATTAAATACCATTTGTGAGTTGTGTACAGGATTGTAACTGTAAGTAGTATTATTTTTAATACCATATCAATGTTTGTGAAACTCAACGTAAAAGCTGAAAAATTAATTGCATACAATTTCATATCCTGTAAACTCATTATTTATCTTCTTTGATTTCTTCATATGACCCATCCTTTAGGTCTATGTTTATTTTACCATATTTTTCTTCTAATGATTTCTTTGATTCTTCTTGTTTAGAAATTTCATCAGCGTACATATGATTTAAGCTATGGATTTGTGTACTTAACAATCCTATGTCGTGCTTAATAGCATTTAGCTTACCTTGTTGTTCTTGTAATTCTTTTAATTCTTCTTTTGTAATTTTTGACATTTTATTAAATTTATGATTAAGATATAAATATACTAATTTTTACATTTACATTCTTGTTTCAATTTGTCTACTTCTGCTTTTAGCTCTTGTATTGATTTTACAAGTAATGGAACAATTTTAGAATAATCAACAGATTGCATTTCTTCTGCATCTTTATCTCCTACAACTGCTTGAGGTAAAACTTCTTGTAGTTCGTGTGCCATAACACCATAACTTCTGCTTTCATCTGTTTTCCATTTAAAGTCATAAATAGGTATTTTAGAAACTTTGTTAAGTCCGTTAAAGTCTTGTAAATCTTCTTTTAATCTATAATCAGAAGTTGTATTATAATTAGTTGTTGTACCTCCAGAAGTTGTAATAGTACCAACAGAAGTTCCTGCAGAAGTAAAAAACTCTATTTGATAATTATTAGAAGGATTAGCCGACAAGTTTAATCTACCTGCACCTGAACCTGCTTGGTCACCCATATTAATTAACCCTGAACTGTCTATTAATAACCTTGTAGTTCCAGTTGTTGCAAAAGAAACCTCAGACTGACCTAATGCAGCAATTCTATTACCTGCTGTAATATCCATTATAGCTAAAACCTCAGCATTACCACCATTACTTTTAAAAGCATAAGTGTTTCCGTTTCCGTGTGTAGATTTTAATTTTAGAAGGCTTGTGGTTTCTCCATTTCCTGCAACATTAAGTATAGCATCTGTAGTTGCTGATGTACCAATTATTACATTTCCTGCAAAAGTTGCGTTTCCTGAACTGTCTATACTTAAGGGTGTTTGTTGATTTTGACCATCATTTTCTAATTGAATAAAATCAAAAGTTCCGCGAGCTGTGCCACTCCCCCAAGACCAATATCTAGTACCATTACTAGCATAATCGATTGCTGTACCATTATATGTGTAAGTTCCTGCTGAACCTGGCGAAGTTATATCATTAGTTATAAAAACTCCTCCATTCACAGTAAGTTTTTGTGGAGGCGATGTTTCTCCAATTCCTACGTTTCCTGAACTGTCTATACGCATTCTTTCATCAAAAACACCAGAATTTCTAGTTAAAAAAGCTAAATCTGCTGAACTTACATTAGAAGTTTGTATAGCTTGAATGGCAGCACCTCCAGTTGTTGAACCTGACCAACCAGTAACAGCAAATCGAATACCAACAGTTTCACCGTTTGTATTGTCTGTATTTTTTCTTTCTATTAGTAAATCTGATACTGGAGTTGTAGTACTATAAGTAGAAGAATCTGTTTTTAGTACAGATACGTTTCCAGAACTGTCTATGGTTAATCTTGCAACTGCTGCTGAACCAAAAGTCATAGAATCAGCAGAATGATTATAATTTACATAACCCCTATATGCTGCATTTCCTGATGTACCATCAGCAAACATAAGATAGTTATTGTCTGATGTAGCATTTGACCTTATTGTAATACCTCCTAAATCAGCTTTTGCTTTTACAACTAAATCTGGCGAAAAATAACTTGAAGGTGATGTTTCATTAATTCCTACGTTTCCTGAACTATCTATACGCATTCTTTCACCCCAAGTACCAGCATTTCTTGTTAAAAAAGCTAAATCTGCTGAACTTGCATTAGAGGGTTGTATAGCTTCAATAGCAGCACCTCCAGTTGTTGAACCTGACCAACCAGTAACATCAAATCTAATACCAACCGTTTCATCATTTGTATTTCCTGTATTTTTTCTTGATAATATTAAATCTGCTACTGGAGTTGTAGAACTATAAGTAGAAGAATCTGTTTTTAGTACAGATACGTTTCCAGAACTGTCTATACGCATTGATTCTGAACCACCTGTATTTAATATCATTGAATCAGTTGCAGTTAAATACATATCTGCACCTGCA